GCTAGAGCTAGTTCTTGACGCGTGTTTCCCGGGGAAAGTAGTGGTGACGCGCTTCCCCTTTGTAAGCGGCGTGGGAACGTCGCTAGTGTCACCATTCAAAACACAATGAGTACAACTCAATGTGAGTGTAACCACTTGACTTTGGCACATGATGGACACTTTAAATCGCACTGCAAGTTTGATGCTGCTTGCCGTGCGAAGCACGCACAAGTGCTGGCCAGCTCCATTTCCCGTGCTAAGCACGGATTCGGCGATCAATATACACGAGCTGTTATTGATCAGTACGTTTATGGTCGAGAGTTGACGAGGGGAGCTCAGTGGTTTTATGGAGACGTTAAACCCTTTCTCCCCGGCGTCATCTCCCATGAAGAGGAGGATAAAGATCTGGTGGGCCTGGAGGCCACCAAGCCAAAGAAACGGTTGCTTTGGTCAAGACTCAGGAAGCGAGGCGCTGAAACCAGGCGTCTACAGGCACTGTCCGCAGCTGCGCCCGGGTGGTGGGAAGACCTCCCCGGAAACAGTCCTGCACGCAGGGCCATCGCTTTCATCAGCGCCCTTGGAAAAGGTGCTGGAGTCAAATTAGGTGCGAACAGCCTAATACAAGCAGAAATGGATGACAAGGGGAATGCCAGGACTCCCCTGTCGGTTGTGCGCGCGGAATTCTCTTCGGAGGAGGACACGCGTGGGCTCTGGGTTTGCCCGGAGCTCCTTGCACATCTTTTGTCGGTGCGTCTTTTTCGCCCCATATCGGAATCCGTCTTGGCCAGTCTCAGGTCGAGATCCAGATTGTGGGCGAAGGAGAGGGGTATAGGCGTGATGGAGCTCGTGTCCTTCTTGCCTGCCACTTTAGTGTGGGCCTCTCTTCCAATGCCAGACGAGGTAGTTGCCCTTGGCGCCCTTAGGGGTTCAGCCGGGCAATGGTCCTCTGAGGTTTTGGGCGCCTTGGCAAAGGGTCAAGCCAGACCTACCTCTCGGGGTACGGGCTGGGTTGATGTGCTTGCCAACCCCCTTCGTGCCCTTTTGGGTGGTGGAACGAAGGGATCCGTGTTGGGTGGCAAGAGTTGCGCCACCATTCAAATGCCCACTTAGGACAGCTATGGAAGGTCGGTAGCCTTCTGTGTTGGCATGCCCCCCAAAGGGTATGTTCTCAAACACGGATTTGAGTTGCGGTTACCACCTGACATGGCTGACTTTTGTGAGCATGGTTCCCGGTACATGTACCGGTGCTACACGCCTGATGTGCCGGGTGTGTGGCGCCCCCAAATTCATAGATCTTGCGCTCACAATTTGGTGTCTGGGCTTCTCCAGCGCACCATGGGACCAACACCACTTCCCACCGTACAAGGGACCTCTATGTACAAGGCCGCTTCTAGGCAGTTGAAGCGTGTTTTGTCTCAGAGGTGTACGCGGGTGGAAGCCTGGTCCTGGGAGCAGGTGGTGGCCTCTTATGGTGTTAAGAGGTTAAGGGTTCGATACGAGGCAGCGCGCCAATCTTTGCTGGCTGACGGGATGAGCACTCCCCGAGACGCAGAGGTTAAAGCGTTTGTCAAAGCAGAGAAGCTGGCTAATTACAAGGTGCTAAAACCCAGGGTCATCATGGGACGTGATCCTAGGTATAACTTGGAATTGGCCGCCTTTCTAAAGCCGATCGAACACGAGGTGTATGCGGGTTTCCGGGGCTGGAAATCCATGTACACTACCACCCGCCTCATTGGCAAAGGTCTATCTCTCGAGCAACGAGCGAGACTCATTAGGCGCAAATTTACAGCAATCCCCGACGCATGTGCGTTCGAGGTTGACTGTAAGTCATTCGAGTCCCACCTCACTTTGCTCCATCTTCGACAAGAACACTCGGTTTATCGCCAGTTTTGCAGTGACCCACGTCTGAAGGAACTTCTCCGGTGGCAGGAGAGTTTCAAGGGTCGCGGCTGTGGCGTTGAGTACAGGGTGAAGGGCGTCAGGGCTTCTGGCGATTTCAATACCGGCCTTGGCAACACGCTGATAATGTGTTGTTTGGTATTGGCTTCGGCGAAGTCCTTGGGTTTGAAGTTTGATTTTCTCGCCGACGGAGACAACGCAATTGTCTTCTGTCGGGCTTCTGACTATGGCGTGTTTTCAGCTGGACTCTCGGGAGCGTTTCTTGAGATGGGGCATGAGGCGGACGTGGGTGAGCCGGCCTACGAGCTGGAGAGCATTGTTTTCGGTCAGTCAAAGCCACTGGTGACGGGCACCGGGCGTTTGACTATGGTGAGGGATCCCCTTAAGGTTTTGTCCCACACTTGCTGCAGCAACAAACACTATTCAGAAATGAAAGGTGGGCGCAAGATGTTGCGTGCAGTGGCCTATTGCGAAGCAGTGTTATCCAGGGGCGTGCCAGTGCTGCAGGCATTCGCCCAATCGCTACTCAAAGCCACCCATGGTTGGTCCTTGCCTTCACGGGCCGAAATGGATAACTATGAGTACGCTGAAATTCTTGCCAAGGGCGTGGCCTGGGCTAGTGCAAATGAGGAAATGATAAGCACAGAGTCCAGGTTAATGTTCGAGAGAGCTTGGGGCATTTCCGTTGACAATCAGTTGCGCTTGGAGGCTAGTCTCCAGGGTGCTCCTGAGTTTCCGCCTGGGTGGTCAGACGTACCACCTGATGAGGGTTTTTCGGATGCTCGGGACCCTTGGGGTATACCCTTCGGGCAAGACTCTGCCATTTGGCTTGACCTTTTGGCAGACCGGCGCGGGGTTTAGTCCTGTCGCATCATGGGAGGTGGTGAGTACCTCTGCATTCACTGGTGAAAGGGTCGGAGCCAACTTCATGGCTGTATCAGTCCAATGACCCACAGGCTCAGTGTGGCACGGTGAGTACTCGCGAGACCGGGGTTTCGCAGAAGTGGTGAAGTAGGACGCTGAGGTGTATGGGGGAACCCTGCTACTCAGCCTTCCGCACAACCGATGCACCGCCAAGGAAACTTGGGGGTGTGGGACGGATCGTATTTGGGGCGCGCTCGTGGATCTAATCAAGAAATCACGCTATATTGCGGTGCTACGGCTTTAGAGAAATGTCGGGGGTAATTGTCCGACAGCCCTTGTGTTGCACACAGAGTGTACTGGTGACTAAACTTAATTGAGGGTCTGGTACAGCACGTGTAACGCCGAATACTCAGCGCGGTTGTCTTCTTTGGGGTGTGCTGATAGGAGGTCGGCATCCACATGGCATGTTTGTTCCCGTCTGGTGTTAGCAGGAAAGCGGTGTGTGTCTGATGCGCACGTGCGATCCAGTTTCCGTGATGACGATAGGTGCACTACACCTTAGCGGCGGGGTTGTCATTGGGCGGTGCCTGACCGTCCTCTTATGCGATAGAGGCTTGCTTCCACGTGGGACAACGACACGTGGCGCTTTCCCAGCGAGATGGGTTGGGAGCAACTCCCCTGAGCAGCGTAAATAGGGTCAAACCGGGTCTGCTGCTCAACACCCTT